TGTCGAGGGCGATGAGCTTCGATTTAAGCGAATCGACCCCGCCGACCTGTACGAGTGAGACACCAAATCCTGTTGACAACTGAACGCGGTACTTGTGGCTGTCCCACAATGTCTCTTGCGGGATTTGAGACTGAGACATAGGGTGCAAACAACCAAGGGCGGTGATTCGTCATCAGGCCGAGGTCGAACTAAGGAGGCCGAAATGTTTCCCGCGGGGAAAAGCCCGCACCATTTACGCCCGGTTACCAAGAAGCGGCTCCGACACACACAATCGATCACGGCCTCGGCCGACTGCATCAGGGATGCCAATCGAAGTTTCTGGACCGCAGGGAACGGCGCACAGTTCCGTAATTAGGTCCCCCGACCAGTTACGCGTTTCGGGGTCCGCGTCGGTGGGTTGGTTTGTGGGTCGTTCCTCCCGGGAACTCTCGCGTTCGCCGATCCGCCGACGCGGCAATCAATTCGGGCTTGAGGGAAGATGGGCCTCCGAGGCTCACGGCACCCTGACGACGGCAGAGGCTAACCGAGCCGGTGTTGTCGGCCCGAGTTTCAATAACCAGCGCCGAGAGGAAACGCCCGCCACGGATGTACTGGCGGGCGTTTCCATGTCTGGCGCACCCCAATGCAGCATGGTGCATCACCATGCATCACCTTCCGCCCCGAACCGCGATCTCATTGCGCGGGTCCTGATGAGGACCGGGGCGGTCTCAATGGAGGAATCGTCCAATGACCACCGCCGTCAGAATCGAGTGCCCGGAGCATAGCCACTGGCATCTCAAGATCGAGGTCCGCGATCGGGTTTACGATCAGGTCGCCAAGAAGATGACGGACGATTGGACGCTCTCGGAAAGCTTCGTCTTGAAGCAGACCGAGAATCGCACGGTTTACATCCATGACAGCCGCAAGCTGGAGGTGTCGGAGATCGTGCCGGAGCCGGTTGTCCCGGCTGCGCCGCCCGAGTGACGTTTGCTCACCGCATGCCTCCTGATCGCCGCGTGCGCCTGTGACCCTGGGAGCGATCTACTTCACCGAAATCAGCCCCGGCTCGTGGGAGACCATCTGCTGGTCGTTGGTGGCCTTTATGGTTGTGGTGGTGATCGCTCAGTTGCTGGCTCGCCTATGAGCACCGCGATCCGCGAGGCTATCGTGCGCGCCGCCGCCGAGCACGGCATCGACCCTTCGGCGGCGCTGGCGATTGCCGATCGCGAGAGCGCCTTCGATCCCAAGGCGCGATCGAGCAAGACAATCCGCGGCATGTTCCAGATGCGCGGAGACCTCCGGCGCCAGTACGGCGTAGGCGATTCGGACGATCCTTACGCCCAAGCCAAGGGCTGGGGAGCGTTCTTCAAGGACAACAAGGCCGAGATGGCCCGCACCCTCGGCCGCGATCCAACCGACGCGGAGGGGTATCTCGGGCACCATTTCGGCGGCACGCGCGCGGCGCGCATGATGAAGATGGATCCGGCAACGCCGGTCGATCAGGTCTTCACCCGCCAAGAGCGCCAACTCAACCCGCACTTCGACAAGGCTGGGACCGTCGGTGCGCTCAACTCGTCGGTGCTCGCCGACATCGGCAAGCGGCAAGAGAAGTTCGGCGCCGCGCCGACCGACTATTCCGAGGCAGGCGCACCGAGCCTCGATTTTTCATCGTTCGGCGTTGCCGCCGATCAATCTCAACCATCCGTGCAGCAGCCGACCGGCGCTCCGGATTTCAGCCAGTTCGGAGTTCCAGCGTGAGCATCGACCCCACCAAATTCGAGGCACAAGGCAAGCCGACGGCCGAGCAGGCCCGCACGGTCTACGACAGCCTCTCGCATCAGACGGTCGATACCCTGCACACGGCGCTGACGGCGCGCGGTTACAGCATCGGCCGCGCCACCGTCGCGCGCTGGATCAAGGGCGGCTTCACCACAAAGGTGAAGCCCGGCCCCGACCTGAAAATGAACGTCGGGGAGGTCAAAGGCGTCCCCGCAGTGATGCGGCCGGCCGCCGCGGCCGTGGATGCCGCGATCATCGGCAGCGAAATGTCGCCCAAAGAGATCAGCGACATCCAGTCTGATTTGGACGAGCTTAAGCTGCTCGACATGCCGACGCTCAAGGCGAAGCTGGAACAAGAGCGCATCATGTTCAACATCATGATGCTGCGGCAGGCGCAGCGAAAATCAGACAAATTGGTGCTGATCCCGAAGGAGAGCGCCGCTTTCGTTGTCGCCATGACGGACGCGGCAGAATCTATGCCGACGCTGCCCACCGGAAAACTGCCGGGCGACGACGCCAAGGTTATCGAGGCGCAGGCGAATCCGCCGAATCCGCTCGCCAGCGCCATCGATTTGTTCAAGAAGCGCCAGGGCGTGGCCGCGTAATGCGCCATGGCGCGCGAGCTTAAGGGAAGCCGGTATCTCACCAAAGAGAATGAAGCCCTCTCGAACTTTATTCTGACCGAACTCCCCTATCTGGACTTTTGGCAGACGCTGGACTTCTACCAGTTCATCGAGCCGACGCTGGACGACAAGGGGCGCGCGCTCCTCGACTGCAACGATCGTTTCTACCTTCTCACGGTCACCTGTCACCGGCAGGATGCATGGCACCCGTGGCTGTTTGAGCGGTGCCGAGAGGTTGAGGCCGACCCCGATGGTCACCTCGACCTGTGGGCGCGCTATCACTACAAGTCCTCGATCGGCACGTTCGCCGGGCTGATCCAGGAGATCATGATCGACCCCGAGATCACGATCGCGATCATGTCGGGGACGAACAAGGTTGCGGTGCCCTTCCTGATCCAGATTCAGGAGGAGTTCGAGAGCAACGATGACCTGAAGCGCATTCACAGCGACGTGCTGTGGAACGAGCCGCGCAAGGAGGCGCCGACCTGGTCCCGCGAAAAAGGGATCGTGGTCAAGCGTAAGGGCAACCCGAAGGAATGCACCATCGAGGCGTTCGGCCTGATCGATGGCATGCGCACCGGCAAGCACTACCGGCTGCTCGACTATGACGATCTGATCGACGAATCGATGGTGGACAACCCCGATATCGTCAAGAAGGTCACCCAGCGGTGGGAGTTGTCGGACAATCTCGGCGTGCTGGCCGGGACGCGGAAGTGGCACTTCGGCACCCGGTATTCCTACGCCGACACCTACGGCATCATCCTCGATCGCGCGGTGCTGAAAGAGCGGCGCTACGCTGCCACCGAGGACGGCAAACTCACCGGAAAGCCGGTGCTGATGACGGACAAGAAGTGGGCCGAGGTCAAGCTGGCGCAGAAGTCCACCGTCGCGGCGCAGATGCTGCTCAACCCGCTCGCCGGCAACGAGAATACGTTCTCGACCACGAGCTTCAAGCATTACGACGTGATCCCGTCTGCGATGAACGTCTACATCATGTGCGATCCGTCGAAGGGGAAGACGGCACGCTCGGATCGTACCGGCATCGCCGTCATCGGCATAGATGTCGGCGGCAACAAGTATCTGCTCGACGGGTACTGTCACCGCATGCGGCTTTCGCGCCGCTGGGAATTGCTCAAGCAGCTGAAGAAGAAGTGGAGCGAGCATCCCGGCGTCGAATCCTGCCGCATCGGTTACGAGCAATACGGCATGCAGTCCGACCTCGAAGTGATCGAGGAGATTCAGGAGCGGGAAAAAACCTACTTCGAGATCGAGGAACTGAACACGCCGCAACAGGGCAAGCACTCCAAGCCTGATCGCATCAGCCGCCTGGAGCCGGATTTCAACCGCGGCACCTTCTACATGCCGGCGGTGGTCTACCATCCCGAGTTCGGCGGCGGCCTCGGCAATCAGGCCCTTTGGGACATCTGGACCGAAGAAGATTCGAAGCGGATGGAGGAGGCCGGCGCGCTGGACAACCCGGCAGTCGGCTCGATCGTCTACCGCCCGATGCAAGGTCTCACGCGCGCGCAACGCGCGTGCGAGGCCACCTTTCAGACTTTCCGTATCGTCACCGCGCTGAAACGGCGCAACGAAGATGGCGATATGTACGACCTCACCCGTGCTTTAATCGAGGAAGCACGCCTTCACCCGTTCGCACCGCACGATGACCTCATCGATGCTGTGAGCCGCGTATACGACATGGAGCCGAAAACCCCGGTCCCGTTCGAATCGCTGCGCGCAGACGTGCGAACCTACCCGGATTCATGACCATGCCGCGCACTTCGCCATCCATTCCGCCCGGATCGTCAGGCGTTCGCACTACCGAAGTGCCGTACAAGGTTTCCGTGATCCGCGCCGATCCTGGCTTCGAAGCCGCCAAGACCAAGGAGCCGTTCTATCGTTTCTCGAACGGCCGCGAGTTCAACGAGAATACGGCCAATCAAGGCGCGTACTCGACCGTCCCCAACGTCCGCTGAAAGGAAGCGCACCATGTTCGATCCGATCAAAGGCCCCGCCAACCAGTATCAGGCTCCCGCTACGGGGCTTGGCACCGAGGCGGGCGACACCTGGCACGAGGCTGTGCGCAAGATCAACGCCGGCTTCAAGAACGTCATCAAGGCCATCTCGGGCGGTGTCGAGAGCGAGATGGAGATGATCGACAGCCATGCGCGCGATGAGATCGCGGATTTGCGCGAGGAACTGGCTGCGATGCAGATCAGGTTCGACAGGCTGCCGGGCTCCAGCACGGCCGACCCGCTGATCGACAAGCCCACGCGCGATCCGAGCGTGGACGAAAGCAACAAGGCGGCACCGGCACTGCTCAATACCGAGACCAAGGCGGCCGATACCGATCCGGTGAAGGAAGCGCCGCCCGCGACCCCGCCCAGCCAGCACTCGCTGGACACGGCCGCGGCGACCCAGGACAACACCGAGACCTCGATGCATGTCGGAAGCTGAGGTTTCCGACCAGCCCATCATCGTCGCGTCGGAAGTCTCCGACGACGGGGTCAAGATCGCGACCTATACACCGCGGCTGGACGGCACGTTCGATTCGATGGCGGAAGCCGACATGACGATGGCGCGCGCCGTCGGCCGTGTGCTGCACGCGGCATTTCCGAAGTACGGGTGGCGCGTCATCTCCGAAATGCGGCAGGGGTACGTCGCATTCCAGATTCCGGAGTTGATGGGGCCGACGCTGCATTGCTTCATCCGGCTCGCCGACTTCGGCCGGATGAATGACAAACTGATCCTCTACGTGGCAGGCGAGACGCTGGAGCGCATGGGTCTGCCGCGTGACAAGTGCGATATGGAGCTTTATCGCGCGGCGCGCTTCCGGCTCGGCACCTTCCAGTTCGACGACGTGAAGGGCCGGAAGAACTAAATGTTGCGCGCAACGCCACCTGGGGAGGACGGCGCGCCGGGGCGTCGATCCGGCAATGGCACGGCGCAACCGTATCCCGCCGGCACGTTCGGTCCCGGTTCCGGCGCACGCGATGATCTTGAGAACTTCGCGCTCGAACAGGCGACCGGTGATGCCGACCGGGAAGACGATGAGGACGAGCAGCCGTTCGACGAAAAGCCGTCGGACGCCGAGTTCTTGCAGATGGTGCGCGAGGCCGACACCCAGGCGCTCCAGTATGTCAGTCAGGTCAACCGCACATCGTGGGAGCGCGGCTATCGCGCCTTCCATCAGGAGCACAACGACGGCTCCAAATACAACAGCGACGACTATCGGAATCGTTCCCGCCTCTTTATCCCGAAGACGCGCACCGCGATCCGCAAGGATTTGTCGGCAGTCGCAGCCTCCCTGTTCGGCTCTGTCGACGCGATCAGCACCGCGCCCGGCAATGAAGGCGATCCCGAGCAGCGTGCGTCGGCCGCGGTCATTCAGGAACTGGTGAATTACCGCACCAACCGGCAGTCAATGAAGGCGTCGATTCCGTGGTTTCACGTCGCGATGGGCTCGCGCCAGACTTCGTTACTGACCGGCATCTGCCTCTCGAAGCAATACTGGAAGCTGGAGCTTAAGCGGTACGGCCAGGAGGACTTCGAGGACGACGAAGGCGAAACGAGGCAGCGCGATGTCTGGAAGCCGTATATCGATCGGCCGGAATCCGAACTGATCCCGCCGGAGAATTTCACGATCGACCCGGCCGCCGATTGGCGCAATCCGGCGCAGGATGCAGCGTACATCGTCATCAAATGGCCGATGCGCATTGATGAGATTCGCCGCCGCCAGCGCGATCCCCGGCGCCCATGGAACAAATTGTCGGAAGAAGTGCTCCGATCAGCCGGCGAGGGCCAGCAAGCGGAATCCGATGCGATCCGCCGCGCGCGCGAGCAGGGTCTGAACCGCTTCGACAAGAGCCAGACGGCGCCCCACTTCGATATTATTTGGGTGTGGGAGACCTATGTCCGCACGGCCGGCGAGGACTGGACGTTCTTCTCCATCTCCGACAAGCACATGCTGACGGATCCGGCCCCGGTGGAGGAGGTGTACCCCGAGCAGTTCGGCGAGCGGCCGCTGGCGCTGGGCTACGGCGCATTCGAGGCGTTCCGGATTTTCCCGATGTCAGCGGTGGAAAGCTGGAAGCAGCTGCAACAGGAATCCAACGACATCCGGAACCTCGCGCTGGATTCGCTGAAACAGAACATCATGCCCGTCACCAAGGTGGTGCGCGGGCGCAACGTCGACCTCGACCAGTTGAAGCGCCGCGGCCAAGGCACTTCGATCATGGTCTCGAACAAGGACGACGTGACGTGGGAGAAGGTGCAAAGCGTCGGCTCCGAAGTCCAGGCCATGACGCAAAAGATCGATATCGAGTTCGATGACCTCAGCGGCCAGCAAAATTACGGGACCGTCGCCGACAACAACAACCTCGGCAAGACGCTGGGCGGCCTGAAGCTGGCCGCGGGTGCTGCGAACGCCGTGCAGGAGTTCGACATCCGGATCTGGATCGAGACGTGGTGCGAGCCGGTCCTGACGCAAATTGTCCGGCTGGAGCAGTATTACGAGAGCGATCCCATCGTGCTCGGCATCTGCGGCGACAAGGCGAAGTTGCTGGAGAAGCACGGCATCAGCGAGATCACGGATCGGTTGCTGGAGAACACCGTCAACATCCGGGTCAACGTCGGGCTCGGCGCCGGTGACCCGCAGCAGCGGCTCGCAAAGTTCCAGAGCGCGGTCCAGGTCGCCACGCCGATGCTGCAACTCGATCCCGACTTCAAGAACGGGAAGAAGGTCATCGACGGCGAAGCGGTGATGTCGGAAGTGTTCGGCGCCGCCGGCTATCGCGACGGCGGCAAGCGGTTCATCAAGGATGGGCCGCCGCAGGCACCGAATGCCCTGCAAGATGCACAGACCGCGGAGACCCTGGCGAGCGCGGAGCTCAAAAAGCAGCAAGGCAAAAAAGCCGTCCTCGACGCCCTCTCCAACGCGGCCAAGGTCGGCATCCAGCTGGGCGACCTCGAACTGGACAAGGCGCGTCACCTGTTCGATCTCCACCACGATCACGTCGACCAGGTCGGCCGTGCGCAGGATATGGGTCACCAGCACGGCAAGGACATCGCCGACCGCAAGAACGCGGCGGCTGGACTCAACCCCGATGGCACGCCGCTTGTGCCGCCGGGCACAGACCCCAACGCATCTGGAGGTGCGGAGGGTGGCGCCGCCCCGGCAGGCAATCCGGCCGACCCTGCCGCGGGCGGCGGGATCGTTCCACCAGCCAACGAGGTCGGCGCGGGCGGCGGAATCGACCCGGCAACGATCGGGGCGCATGGCGTTCCAGCGGCGGATGCCGGCGCGCAGCAAAATGCTGACGCCGCCGATCAGCAGGCAAACCTCGAATCGAGCTTGAAGAAGCCGAAAAGCCGCAAGGTACGAATTACCGGGCGCGGGCCAGACGGCCGCGCCAGCGAATTTCAGATTGACTGAGGAGACAACGGGCTATGGCTCAGTATTCGACGAATAACCGGCAGGCCGGCGCGCAGCAAAACATGACGGCGGCGTTCAAGACGTTGTTGCAACTCTCGGCCGCCACCGCGACCCTGCGGCGCTCATGGATGTATGAAGTCGAGGTCGGTGCCGACGGCGTTCCGAACGTAAACGATTGCGCGATCGTATGGGATTTCTCGCGCAGCAGCACCATCGGCAGCGCGACCCCGGCCACGCCGAGCCCGCTCGACCTTGCAGATCCCGCAAGCGGAACGGTCTGCAACGTCAACCATACCGTCGAGCCGACCATCGGCGTGTCGTTGATGTCGCTGGCGCTCAACCAGCGCAACTCGCAGCGGTGGGTGGCGCGCGACGACAAGGCCGCGCTCATCGTTCCGGCGACCAACCTTGCCGGTATCAGTGCGCGCGCGCTGTCATCGGCTTACACCTCGACCGGTGTCATCACCGGCATGTTCGCCGAATAATGCGCCAGCCGCAGGGTTACAGCGTCATCACCGGGCCAAGCCCAGGCGCGGGTGAAATGGATTCGTTCACCTGTGCGCACTGCAACTGCGTCCGCTTCGTCAAGCCGATGGCGCGCGCCGAGGACATGGGCGGCATCTGCCATCTGTGCGGCGACAAACACCGGCCGAGCTTCATCTGCGAGAGTTGCGTGGGCAAGCCGTGCGATCCGTTCGAGGAGAAGTTGAAGCGGGTTGAGGACCGCGCGCGCTTCCGCGCAGGGGTAGGCGCCTGATGGCATGGCAAGCTGATCTCTGCCGCTTCTATCCGAATGCGGGCGGCACCACCGATTGGGTCTACTCTGCGTTCGTTATCGGCTATCAAAGCCCGGCGCTCGCCAACCTGGTCGACGGCAAAGTCTACCATGTCCGCTCTGAAGCAGCCGGGCTTGGTCAATGGGAGTTGAGCGAGGGCGTCTATACGGCATCGACGGGAACGTTCTCGCGCACCACCGTCCTCTATAATTCGTCCGGCAGCGGCACAAAGCAGAGCGGTGCTGGCACCAAGATCAATTTTACGACGGTGCCGCAAGTCGCCGTCGTGTTGCTCGCCGAGGATGTGCGCAATGCCTTGACGGCAAACCTTACCGTGTATGTTGCCACCACCGGCAGTGACACCGCAAACACCGGCCTGTCGGCGGCTTCTCCATTCGCTACGTTGCAAAAAGCCTACAATTTCATTTCGAACAATTTCGATTTGCAGGGCTTCACACCGACCATCCAGCTTGCCGACGGCACATACACGACGCAGTTGGTAATCAACGGAAGCCCCACCGGGCGCCCTCAATCGATTGCCGTGGTAGGAAACACGACAACGCCGGCAAACGTCATCCTCGACATGACCGCTGCTGACTGCATTCAGGTCACCAATGCTTTTGTGACTGTGTCAGGAATGGAGTTGCGGACAACGGCCGGTCTCAGTTGCATAGCCGCGCTCGAAGGCTCCGATGTCACTATTGGTCCTGGGATGCGGTTTGGCGCATCGCTGACGGGCACTCAACTATATTCTGCCCCCGGCAAGATACACCTCAACAACAGCTATGCGATTGTCGGGAGCGCGGGCTATCACTGGCATGTTCGCGTTGGCGGCAGGATCGACACACCGTTCGGTGGTGCGATAGTCATCACCTTGTCGGCTGGCTTGAACTTCGCAAACGGTTTTGCTGGTCTAAATTTTGCGCAGCTATTTATCGCTCCGGGCACGTTGAGCTTTGCCGGATCGGCCGCGACCGGCATGCGCTTCTTCTCGCATTTTGGAGGGCGCATCGAAAGCGGCGGATTGGGCTATCGGGGCTTTCCGGGAAACGCAGAGGGCTTGCGGGAAACCGGAGGCCAGTACGATTCGGAAACGGATGCAACCGACACGCTGCGCGGATGGCTCTCAGGGCTTGGTCTTTCGACCGCAGGTGCGACGGCCACATTCGGCGTAGCGGCCGGAGCCGCCAACGACAGCACCAACATCATGATGATGAAGTTGGTCTCAGCCTACACCAAGACCACGGCCGCGTGGGCCGTAGGCACGGGCAATGGCGCGCTCGACACAGGCACCATCGCCGCTTCGACGTGGTATCATGTGTTCTTGATAAAGAGACCCGATACTTACGTCGTTGACGTGCTGGTGTCACTCTCTGCGACCGCGCCGACGCTGCCGACCGGGTACACCTACTTCCGCCGCATCGGATCGATGAAAACCGATGGCTCCTCGCAGTGGATAAAGTTCATCCAGGATGGTGACAAATTCCGCTGGGCTACGCCGGTTCGCGACATCAACAACAACAACCCTGGCACCGCCGCCGTCACTCTTGTGTTTCCATCGCTCCCTCTTGGAGTGCGCGTGCAGGCCGATCTTTCAGCTGCACTTTTTAACAACAATGCCGGGGGTGGCACGGCGCTTTACCTGTCCGATCTGTCACAAAACGACGTGGCAGCTGGGGCGCTGACCGGGTTTACGATCGCTGCCACCAATACGAACGCTGCCGCTGCAAGTGTAGTGTTCACCGGCGCGCCGGTTTCCATAATGACCGATGTGTTGCAGTCGATCAGATCGCGCGTCGGTGGATCGACTGCCGATCTAAATGTGATGATCATGGTGCATGGCTACAACGATTTTCGGGGCAGGAACGGCTAAATGATTCCGGGCAGTGATGCACCTGGCCGGTATGCGCTTGGCCAGATTACTGACGGGTCATGGCAGACCGCTCCGGCATTGCAATGGCAGGCGCCGATCAGGAAAACCGGCCTCGCCATCGCTGTTGTCGTTACCACCTTCGCAGGCTTCGTGCCGCCGCCAGCGGCGCGGGCTGTTGTGCCGGTCGTGCAGGATGGCGGCACGTCACGCAAGCTGGACGTACCGGAACCGGAAGCGCCGCGTCGGAAAAAGAAAACCGGTTTTGAGCCGGTCAAGAAGGTAGCGACACAGCCGCTCATCGAGCCACGCAAGCCTGCGTTTCCGTTGCCGCCGTTCGAGATCGCATTGCCGTTCCTGACCGATGACCGTTCGCCGCTCGACATTGTCAATCGCGACCTCGTTCCGGAAAACCTGCTCGGGCTGCAAGAGCAGATTGCGAGCGCACATCAGGCGTATCTCGACGCACAGGACATTGCCGATGTGCTGCGATATCTTGGAGAGAGCGATGATTGACGCGGTTGAGGCATTGTCGAACGAGCAACTGTATCAGCTTGCCGTCGATGTGCAGGTACAGCTTGAACAAGGCTCGGGCACGCGCCCGGTGCTGTGGCTGCTCGCCCAGCAACGCGCCAAGGCCAGTGTTGCAATGATGAAGCTGGTTGAGGTGGACGCCAGCGAGACCCAGGCAATTCGTGCGTTGCAAAACGAGGTCAGGTTGTACGGCGATCTGGTCGAGGCGTGCCAGAGCCTGATACTGCGCGGTCGCGAGGCCGATAGCCTGATCAATGAAAGTGACCGCAGCGATATGTCCGAGATCATCGGCGATATGTCGCCGGAAGATCGACGACTCCATGGATTCGAACAACAAGGTGACGAGTGATGGCCCCGAATCAACCGAACATGACTGTCAATCCCTTTACTCCGGAAATGGAGGAGGAGCTTCTTAACCAGGAAAACGAGCGCCTTGCCGGCGTCGGCGTCGAGGACAACCCGGACGCTGGCACCAATGCCAGCCCTGATCCCGAGCAGGGCCGCGTCGAATCGGAAGAACCGGTGCGCGAAAAGCCCATCCA